GGCCATCCTTGAAAGCAGGGATGACCTTATCCGCTTCGCGCGCTACGTGCGCCCCACCGCCGACGACCCGGATGACGTGGATAAGAGCCTCTACCTGCCCGTCAAGCACCACAAGGTGATCGCGGCTGCGCTGGAGGAGGTGGACAAGGGAAACATCAAGAGGCTCATCATTTCGTGCCCGCCGCGCCATGGCAAGTCGGAACTGGCCTCGCGCCTTTTTCCGGCATGGTTCGTGGGGCGGCACCCGACCGAGAACATGATCCTCACGACCTACAATGAAACCCTCTCGTGGGACTTCGGTCGTAACGTGCGCGACATTCTCCAGAGCCCGCTCTACCAGCAGGTCTTCCCCGACGCGGGCCTCAAGGCAGGTGCGGCATCCGTAGATCGCGTCGAACTGGAGAAGGGGGCCACCCTGTTCTTCGTGGGCCGTGGCGGCTCCCTCACGGGCCGTGGCGCGCGTGTCATTCTCGTCGATGACCCACTCAAGGACCGCAAGGAAGCCGACAGTCCGACCATCCGCGAGCAGCTTTGGAACTGGTACACGCAGGTGCTCTCGACGCGCCTGATGACCGAAGACGGTGCCATAATCATCATTATGACCCGCTGGCACGAGGACGATCTCGTGGGGCGGCTCACCGACCGCATGAACCCTTACTATTCCGAAGAGGAAGCCAAGAACTGGCGGATCATCGACTTGCCCGCGCTGGCGGGCGAAAGCGACGTGCTTGGTCGCAAGAAAGGCGAACCGCTCTGGCCGGAACGCTTCGGTGTCAGCTATCTTGAAGCCATCCGGCGCACCGACGTGCGCGGCTTCCAAGCTCTTTATCAGGGCCGCCCCACGCCCGAAGACGGCACATTCTTCCGGGCCGAGCACATTTCGACCTACGCCCGCATGGCAGACATGCCGCCTCTGGAGACAATGCGCTTTTATGGGGCCAGCGACCACGCAGTTTCCACCGCGCAAGACCGCGACAAATCATGTTTGATGGTGGTAGGCGTGGACGAACATGATACAATATGGGTCATGCCTGATATTTACTGGGGCCGCACCACCACCGACCAGATTGTCAACGTCTGGATCGAAATGCTTCGCAAGTATCGTCCCATCTTCTGGTGGGCGGAACGCGGCCACATCTCCAAGTCTATCGGCCCCTTCCTGCGTAAGCGCATGATCGAAGAGGGCATCTTTTGCGTCATCGATGAGATCACCCCGATTGGCGACAAGCAGCAGCGTGCCCAGTCCATTCAGGCCCGCATGGCGATGGGCAAGGTGCGTTTCCCGGCCTTCTCCCGCTGGTACGGCGAGGCCCGCGACCAGATACTCAAGTTCCCGGCTGGTGTTCACGACGACTTCGTGGACGCTCTGGCCTATGTCGGCCTCGGGCTTGGGAAGCAGAGCCCGCGCCGCATCATTAAACCCCAGTCCACGGCTCCCGCTTTCGGCACCCTCGGCTGGATCAAGGAAAACACAAAGCGCAGCGAACAAAACAGCATGTTCGCGCGTGAACGCGGAGGCTGGTAAATGGCTATCGATCCGATCACTGGCATGGATACGGGCACGGACCCCATGGCCGCAGATGCTCCCGCGATGTCCCTGACACCAGCCGCCGCGAAAGACGGCAAGATGGTGCCACGAGACACCCCCGAGGTGGATGAGGCCCGCAAGGCGCTCGTCACTCAGTGGTCCGACGACCTGAAGCGGGCCAAATCCCACTGGGAGCCCTCCTTCAAGCGTATGCGTGAAGACATGGACTTCGCCTTGGGCCGCCAGTGGTCCGAAGACCTCAATGAGACGCGCTATACGGCCAACATCGCCCTGCGCATGGTAGCCCAGAAGACCGCATTCCTTTACGCGAAGAACCCCAAGGCTGTCGCGCGCCGCCGCGAGAGGCTTATGAATACCGTCTGGGACGGCACCCAGAGCCAGATCAACCAGATGATGCAGTCGGCCCAGATGCTCATGGGCGGCGGCATGGGTGCCCCCATGGGGATGCCGCCCGCTGGCCCCCAGCCGATGGGCATGGGCATGGGCATGGGCATGGGCATGGGTATGGGCATGGGCATGTCGCCCGAAATGGCCGCCGCCGCGCAGCAAGCTACGGCTATCTTGGAAGACATGAACAACGTCTATGCCTACAACAAGCAGATGGACGCTATCGGCAAGACGCTGGAATTGCTCTATTCCTACAACATCACGGAACAAACCCACCCGTTCAAGCAGATGATGAAGCTGATGGTGCGGCGTGTCATCACGACGGGCGTCGGCTACGTAAAGCTGGGCTTCCAGCGTGTCATGGAGAAGCGCCCGGAGATCGAAGCCCGCATCGCTGACGCCAGCGAAAAGCTGTCCACGCTTGAGCGGCTGTCGGCTGACATGGCTGACGGCGAGTTCGACCAGCACAGCGCAGAGGCCGAGCAGCTTCGCCTCCTCGTGAAAGACCTTTCGACGCAGGTGGAATTTGTGTCACGTGAGGGGCTGGTGTTTGACTATCCGGGCTCCACCAGCATCATTCCTGACACCAAGTGTATCCATCTCAGGGAGTTCTTGGGGGCCGACTGGGTGGCTCAGGAGTTCATCCTGACACCGGATCAGGTACAAGAAATATACGGCGTGGACGTGGGCAAGAACTTCACGGCCTACACCAAGCCCAAGGGTGGCGGCGACGCAACCCTGCAAGCCATCATGTCCGGGGGCGACCCGGCCAACCGCCGCGAGAGCAAGAAGGGCGACTGCCTCGTCTGGGAGATTTACTCCCGGCGCGATGGCCTTGTGTATCACGTGTGTGATGGCTACCCGGATTTCCTCCGCGAGCCCGCCAGCCCCGAAATCTACATCGAACGGTTCTACCCGTGGTTCGCCATCGCCTTCAACGAGTGCGAGCATGAGGACGAAATCTTCCCGCCGTCCGACGTTCGCCTGATGCGCGACATGCAGCTTGAGTACAACCGCGCCCGGCAGGGGCTCCGCGAGCACCGTATCGCGGCGCGGCCTTTCACGGCGGTCGCGTCTGGTATGTTGGACGACGGTGACATCGCCAAGCTACAAAACCATCCGGCCAATGCCGTCATCGAATTGAACGGCCTCCAGCCCCAGCAGGACATCAAGAGCGTCCTCCAGCCCTTCGCCGGGCCGGGGATCGACCCGAACCTGTATGAAGTCAACGAGGTCTACACCGACGTGCAGCGCACCACGGGGGTGCAGGAAGCGAACATGGGCGGCACCTCCAACGGCACCGCCACGGAGAGCCAGATCGCGGAAGCCTCCCGCCAGACCTCCATGGGGTCCAACATCGATGACCTTGATGACCTCCTGACCCAGCTTGCCCGCGCGGGCGGCCAAATCCTCCTCCGCGAGGTGAGTAGCGAAACCGCCAAGAAAATCGTCGGTCCCGGCGCAATTTGGCCTGAACTTTCCAAGCAGGACATCGCAGAGGAAGTCTGGCTGGAAATCGAAGCGGGCTCGACCGGGCGGCCAAATCAGGCGCAGGAGATCGCTAATATCGAACGCGTCGCCCCGCTGCTGTTCCAAATCCCCGGCATCGACCCGGAGTTTATCGCCAAGGAACTCCTGCGCCGTCTGGACGACAAGCTGGACCTCCAGAGCGCCTTCAAGCCGAATATCCCGAGCATCACCCTGATGAACGCCATGAAGGGGCCGATGATGCCGGGGTCTGGCATGGGACCGGGCCAAGCGGCTGGCCCGGCTGGTGCCCAGAACGCCCAGACGCCCCCGGAGCAGGGCGGTTCGCCCGCCCCGGATCAGGTCGGGATGCTCGCCGGGTCGGCCCCGCCGGGCGGCCCGATGAACTGACACCGAATATCTGACACGCCTGACGTTTGACACCAAAAGCTGACACGTTGCGACGTGTCAGCTTTTGTGTCAGACACAAACCAACACAAGCCTACGGCTTGTCAGTTGGAGGCGTTATGGACCTGAACGACAGTTCGCCATCTGTCAGCGAAACAACCTCCCCGGTAGCCCCGGCTACTGAGGCGGCAGTCGCTTCGCCGGAAACCCCGGCATCTACACCCACATCTAGCGACGCGTCATCTGCGCCAGCGTCGGGCGCACCCGAGGGCGAAACCAAGGAGAGTTTGCTCGAAGCGGTAATGAAGGTGGTCAAACCATCTGAAGACGCCGACAAGATCAAGCTCCCCGGAACCGAAGAACCGCCCACTTCGGATCAGCCAAAGCCGGAAACGGCTGACGGACAAGATGGGCAGGAAGACCTACCCGACGATCCCACACCGGAGGAGTTGAGTAGGTACACATCCCGCACGCGCAAGCGGATCGGGAAGCTGCTGGATCAGCGCAAAGAACTCCAGATGGAAGTCCAGTCCCTTCGGGGCGAGGCCGACATGGGGAGGGGGGTGCGCGAATACCTCCAGCAGAATGACATCCAGAAAGAAGACTTCGCCATTCTCCTTGATCTCGGTGCCGCGCTGCGCCGTGGCGACTGGCAGACTTTCTACGCTGGTGTGAAGCCCTACGTTCAGGTTGCCGAGGAAGCTCTCGGTGTCAGGTTGCCCCAAGACCTCGCTCAGCGGGTTCAGCAGGGACACATGACGACCGACGCCGCTCGTCAATTCTCTCAGGAACGCTACGCCCGCCAGATGGCGGAAGCCAACGCGTTCCGCACTCAGGCCGCCGTGGAGAGCGCCCAACAGCGCGCCATGGTTCACGAGATGCAGAACGAAATCGCTGGCGCGGTTACGAACTGGGAGAACCAAGTCCGTCAGACAGACCCCGACTATGGCCTCAAACAGGATGCCGTGAAGAACATCCTGTGGGCCGTCGTCCGTGAGCAGGGTGCCCCACAAAGCCCCGCGCACGCGGTCGAAATCGCCAAGGAAGCCTATCGCAGGGCCAATGACCTGACCTCGCGTATGGCTCCGAAGCCTCGGGCCACAGCACCCGTTCCGTCAAGCATCCATCGTTCAACTGGTGCGACCGCAGAACCCAAAAACATGATGGAAGCAGCAATGCTTGGGCTCTCTCGTTCGCGCCGCACTGCCTGACGAGGATTAAGAGATGGCGTTTTCCGCTAATGAAATCACCAACATCGCCAACGCGGCGTTGGACTATTACTTCAACAAGGGCGATCTGTTTAACCAGACCATTCAGGCTCGCCCGCTTCTCGACAAGATGGAGCGCAAGAAGAAGTCGTTCCCCGGTGGCAAGGGCAACATCTCCCTCGCCGTCAAGGGTAACTACGGCGACGGCTCGGGCAACGATGTCATCAAGGGCTACACCCACAATGACACCGTGAATTTCTTCACGCCCGCCAACATCAAGCGCGCGAACTATCCGTGGCGCGAGCACCACATCGGCCTGACGCTGACCCACACCGAACTCAAGATCGACGGCATCTCCGTTGTCGATACGAACGGTGAGAGCACCAGCAATCACTCGCAGCGCGAGATGACCGTGCTGGTCGGGCTCCTCGAAGACAAGCTCGGTGAACTGGGCGAGCAGTACGCTCGCTCCATGAACACCCTGCTTTACGGTGACGGCACTGCCGACCCGAAGGCTCTCGCTGGCATCCAGCTTCTCGTCGCTGCTGACCCGTCGGTCGGCGTCGCGGGCGGTCTGGACCGCGCCAACGTGGATTGGTGGCGTAACCGCGCCCGCACCGCTGAGTTCGGTGCCAAGGTATCCGCTACCCCGTCGCTCTCCGCTCACGGCGGCGATGCAGTCACGTCCTCGCCGCTGGCGGGTGGCACGCTGCTTCAGACGCTCCAGTACGAGCGCCGTCAGCTTATCCGTTACGGCGGTCAGCCTGACACCATGCTCTGCGGCTCGGCCTTCATGGACGCGCTGGAGAAGGAAATCCGCGCCAACGGCGGCTACTCTGACACGGGCTTCAACAAGTCCATCGACGGTGCTGTCGGCACGCTGACCTTCGCGGGCCAGTCCATCCAGTACGATCCGACGCTGGACGACATGGGCCTCTCGAAGCGCGCTTACTGGTTCGACAGCAAGCGTCTCTTCCTGATGGCGATGGAGAACGAGTGGCGCAAGGACCACACCCCGGCCCGTCCGGCCAACCAGTTCGTGCTGTATCGCTCTGTTACCAGCACGGGCCAGATGGTGATGACACAGGCCAACTGCCACCTTGTTATCGACATTACGTAAGCTAACTCGGGCGACGGCGGGCGACACGGCCCGCCGTCTCCTCTAAATGGAGAACTTCATGCACATCTGCACTGCACACGTTATGGTCGGCGGTGACATCGCCAACGTCATGGTTCGGGGTCGTTTCAACCCGCTCACATGGCCCGAGATTGGCGTGCTCCAGTTTATCCACGGCGAGGAAGCCGTGTTCAACGTGGAGCCCATCAAGAGCGCCAAGGTCAATGCCTCGCAGGAAAAGCAGCGGCTTGCCAGCATCTACGGCGCAGCCATCGTGGAGCAGCTTTATCCGGGCAAGAGCCCGGTCATGGAACTCGATATGCCGGGTGTCACTCTCCCCGAGGATGAGACGACTGAACCCAAGGCGGGTGCCAAGACCGCTCGCCGCACAACCAGCATTCCGCCGCTGACGGCTGACGAGGAATAACTCATGCCCGTGGGCGTCCAGCTTCAAGAACTCCGTCGCCAGCTTCGCGCCGAAGTCGGCCAGACGCTCAACGTGGCACAAGGTGTCAACGCGCAGGGTCAGTACGACCTTGTGCTGGCACGTCAGCAGCAGGAACTCTGGGAAGCCTACGACTGGCCCCATCTTGAGTTCCACTCCGACTTGCCCCTTTCCGCAGGACAGCAGGTCTACGACTACCCGTCCGACATGCCGTTTGATGCCATCAACAAGGTGTTCGTCCTGCACAACGGTCAGTACGATCCCGTCTTTTATGGTATCGACACCGGGCACCTAAACGATTTTCAGAACCCCGGCTGGCCCGTGGTTCGTTGGGCCAACGCCGTCAAGATCAACAAGGGCGTGGTGGTGCCCGCCGGGCAGTTCCGGGTGCTCCCGCAGCCGAGCCAGAACGGCACCATCCGCTTCGTCGGTCAGGCTCCGTGCAATCCTCTCATCAAGGATGAAGACATCTGCGTACTCGACAGCACGGTCATCGTGCTTTTCGCAGCCGCCGAAATCCTTGCCGCTCAGAAGGCTGAAAACGGCCCGCTGAAGCTCCAGAAGGCACAGCAGTACCTCCGTCGCCTCATTGCGAACCAAAGTTCGGATAAGCGCGAAATTCCCGTACTGAGCGGTGCCCAGATCGCTTCCGCGATGGCTCCTTCGTCCAGCCGCCGCTTCCGCACGCCTACGGACTGACACATGCCCTACTACGCCGTAGATAACTTCGCCGCAGGTATGGACGTGAGGAAGTCCTCTCTCACGGCCCCCGCTGGCACCCTGCGCATGCTCAAGAATGCGCATGTGACGCCGGGCGGCGAAATCGAAAAGCGGCAAGCCTTCATTCCCGCCTTTAACGCGCCCGCGTTGTCGGCAGGGTTGCTGTCTATGGGCGAATTTGTCTACGTGTTGGTGGCAAACGGCACAAACGTCGCTCCTACCGAGACTACGCTTGGCGTCCATTCGCTTGCGATGCCGAGTAATACCCAGATTTCCGAGCTTCTGGACTGGGATGCCTACGGCGGAAAGTTCTTCGTCATCGTCCGAGCCAAGAACGGCAGCATCTTTCATTTCTATGATGGCGTGCTGGTGCCGGATGCGAAGGGAATCTCGTGCCGAACCTACAAGTCAAAAATCTACGCGGTTGAGGGGTCTTACCTCTACTTCTCGGCAGTTGGCAATCCCAACGACTGGACGACTGCCGAGGACGGTGCCGGGTTCATCAATCTTTCGACCGAAGACAGTGAAATGGCGGTGCTGGTCGGTCTTGAGGTCTACTACGACAAGCTGGCGGTATTCTCTGAGCGGGCGTGCCAGATTTGGTTTGTTGACCCCGACCCGAACAAGAACCAGCACATGCAGACCCTTCGTCAGGCGGGAACATACGCCTCCCGCAGCGTGCGCCAGTATGGTTCCGGCGACGTGCTGTATCTGGCACCGGACGGTATTCGCTCCCTGAAGGCGCGCGAGCAGTCTGTCACGGCTTCTGTGTCAGACATAGGCTCACCAATCGATCCCTACGTCAGGGCGATTATGTCGAGTGGGACTTTCGGCTTGCGAAAGACCATTTCGCTTCTGGAGCCTTTGTCTGGGCGCTACTGGGTCATCAACAAAAAGAACATCCTCGTTCTGTCCAACTACCCCAGCCCCCAGATTTCGGCTTGGGCTGTGTACGAGCCCGGTTTTGACATAACTGACGCCACCCCTGCGGGCGCGTATCTCTATCTGCGCTCGACAGATGGAGTGATCTATAAATATGGGAACGGGCCGGGAGCGCCGATCTATGACGACTGCTTTGTTGATATTACGCTGCCGTATTTGAGCTTCCAGAAACCAGCCACCTTCAAGCAGTTCAACGGCGTGGACCTGTCTGCCACGGGCACGTGGTCTATCTACGCGGGGCTCAACCCCCACCAAGAGGCTGCGGAAGACCTTCTGGGCACCACCACCGGGCCGACGTTCCTGACGGGCCAGTTCGCCATGATGGGGCACTCCACTCACATTTCTGTGCGGCTGCGATCACAGGTGCCGGGAGAGTGTACGGTGAGCAACCTGATGATCCACTACGCGGAAACGGTGACGACATGAGTTTCCGGGTGGACGGCATCGGTGACGGCCCCTCTCGGTACATCGTGCAGAACATGCGCGCCATTGACCGCAAGGAAATCTTCGCCACTCGGGATGACGACGACGAGGACCGCCTTGTCTGGGAACTCCTGTGGGCGGCAGACCGTCCGGGGATGTCTTTTACTCATTTCGCGGATGACGGGGAGCCAATCTCGGTCATGGGCTTCCACATGCTCCGCAAGGGGGTAGCGACTGTCTGGGCTTTCGGCACGGAAAGATGGCCGGAAGCCGTAAAATCGATGACAAAGACCGTTCGCCGGGTTATAGTCCCGGCACTTGTCGAAGGTGGGTATCACCGGGCCGAGTGCGCCGCTCTTACTGAGCGTGCTGACACCGCAAAGTGGCTCCCGAGCCTCGGCATGGAACTTGAGGCCGTACTAGCTGGGTTCGGCCGCCAGCGTGAGGATTTTAGTCTTTACGTTTGGAGGCCCGGAAATGTGTTTCGGCGGCGGCAGCAATAACGACGCAAAGAAGGCGCTGGAGTACCAGAAGCAGCAAGCAGCGGAAGCTGCCCGCAAGGAGCGCCAGCGCCAGCGTCGCCTCGACAGGGGCACCACCACCATCAACAACCTTTTCGATGGCGCGCCTGTTATGGGCGAGCGCGAAGCCACGTATGACTGGTCAAATCTGAAACAAGCCATGAAGGCTTACGATCCGTACACCACCGTGACGGAGAAAGTCCTCAACCCTGCCTACAACGACAGGCCGGGTCACGGCGAGCATGCGGGTGGTATGGTTCCCAAGTATATCGATCAAACCACGACCACGCTCTCCAAGAACTTTCAGATTGATGAGAAGCTGATCCCGAAAGGCTACGAAGCCAAGATAACCTACAACGAGCAGGGTCGCCCGGTGGTGCGTTTGGTGGACGCGGAGGGCAATATCTACAGGCGCGGCGACGAAATTAAGTACATGGAGGAGTACGATACGGGCAAGAAAACGGGCGGCTTCGACAAGGCTTTCTATAACAAGTATCGGAACGCGTCGCTCGACTATTACATGCCCGAGCTTCAGAAGCAGTACACCAAGGCCAAATCGACCCTGAACTTCGATCACGCCCGCGCTGGCACGCTCCAGTCGAGCATGGCGAGCGAAAACGTGGCCGATCTCGTGTACCAGAACAGCATGAATGAGGCGCTGCTGCGTTCCAAGGCCGACAACGCGACGACCCAGTTGAAGAACTCTGTCGCGGCTCAGAAGAGCGCCGCCTTGGCACAACTTTACGCGACCGAAGACCCGACCGTGGCGGCCAACACCGCGACAAACTCGGTGCGCACTCTCCAGAATACGACGCCTGAGTTCTCACCCATGGGTGAGTTGTTCAAGAACGCCGTGGTCGGCGCGTCAAACTTTGGGAGCGCGTACAATCAGTACCAGAACTGGGGCTCTCCTCCCGGCTCCTCCGGTACTGGCCGCGTCGTCAGTTGAGGTGAAGCATGTGCGATCCCCTTTCTATTGCAATCGTCGGTACGGTCGGCTCGCTCGCCGCATCTGGCTACGGCATGTATCAGCAGAGCCAAGCCATTCAGGACCAGAATGCAGCCAACGATCAGTGGCGGCGCTGGCAGGAACAGCAGCGGCTTCTGGCACAGCAGAAGGACGAGGAACTGCGCCGGAAAGCTGACGCGGCACGTAACGGTTCCCTCGAAAAGCTGGGTGCGGATAAGCAGAAAAAAGCCCAGACCGCCGAAAGCGCGCGGCTCTCTGAATACTACGATGATGGCAATACCTCCGTGAACACGGCGACCATCAACGACGCACTTCTTTCGGGCCAGCAGGACGGCGGCGAAGAGTTCCAAACGGACGTGGCGAAGCGGCTGAACAACGCCGCGCAGGAAGCCCGTGCGCGCATCAAGGCGCTGGCCGACATCAACTCCTACGGTGGTAGCTTCAACGGCCTCGCAGCCCGCAACAGCGAAATCTTCGATGAGAGCGGGCAGGGCATTGAACTGGCGAATAACATGCGCCGTGGCAACCTCGCCCAGTACCAGATTGCCCAGAATGTGCAGCCCATGCAGATGGCACCCGTCGTGGATTACGCCAGCGGTGTCGGCAATGCGTTGGCGGGCATATCCGGCAACGCTTGGGGCAAGTATTTCGGACAGAAGGTGTAACCCATGCCGACGGTAATTCGGGACGACAGCATCGGTCAGGCTCTCGGGACACTGGCAACGGGCCTGATGGGTGATCCCAAGTCCGAGTGGGAAGCCTACGCCTACAAGCAGCGTATCGCGGGCATGCAAGCCGAGAACGCCCAGAAGCAGATCGAATTGCAGAACCTCCGGGCACAGCAGCGTGCCCAGCAGGGGCTCATCGGGCAGATCAACTCGACTTTCCAGCCGGGTAATTTCAACATTCCGGCTGAGATTGAAGCGCCTCGCCCGGCCCCCAGTTTCATGGGGCCACTGCCCGGCATGGACAACCCCGCCGACGACAATCTCGACCAGAAGCTCTCGTTTGCGCGGGCCGCTGCCACCAATGCGATCATGCGTGGCGGCAACCCGAACGAAGCCCTTGATGCGGCCTACGCTTCGCTCGGCATGGGCAACGTGTACGCCGGGGGCATGCCCACCAACGAACTCGACGCCCGTCAGGCGCAGACGTTCCTTACGGGCCAAATTCCTGACGCCAAGATCGCACTCACCGAGGACCAGCGGCAGCTTAACGTGGCTGAAGCGGAAGCGGCGAAACTCAAGGAAGCCGTCACTATCGGCCAGAACGGCACTATGCTGACACCCGATCAGGCGCGGGTGCTGAACGTGCCAGCGGATGCCAACGGTCAGTTTATCGTGCGTCCCCCGGCTGACCCGAATGCTGCTGGCACGACCACTGGCCCCTTGCAGGGCAACGCCATCGACGCACAGGCGGCAAACATCCTGTTCAACTACCAGAACATGGTGCGCAACAAGCAGCCGATCCCGCCCGAAATCGAAGCACAGGCCCAGTGGGCGTGGAATACACTCTACGGGCCGAAGCGCGAAGTGCGCTCGGGACCGGGCGGTGCCCTCGACGACGTGACCGTCTACCCGGCCACGCCGGGCGGCTTCACACCTCCGGGCGCATTGCCGCCCCAGCCTCCTACTGGCCCGCGCGGCCCACAGGCCGCGTGGGGGCAGCAAGTGCCTCCTGCCGCCGCAACTCAAGCCCAGCCCGGCCAGCCTGTCGTTATGGATGCCAACGGCACTGCCGTGCGGCGCATCAGGCAGGGCACGCCCGAGATGCCCGCCGAGCATCTTGTCAAAAAGGGCCAGTACCTCCAAGTCATGGATCAGAGCCTCCAGCAGATGAATGAGATGCTGAACGGCGGGTATCAGCCCACTTTCAGCGGTTCCATGCTGTCGCGGCTCGCCAACTCGGCGTCTGAACAAGACGGTATCATGGACTTTGCCATCCAGTTGGGTGCGGCGAAGGCACGCGGCACCGTTGATCCCGCCGGGCAGCAATTTGAAGCCAACATGATGACGTTCCTGAACGCCATCCTCCGCGACGAAAGCGGCGCGGCGGTTCCGATCAGCGAATACCCGAAGTACATCGCGGCTTTGATCCCGCGTTATGGTGATGACGAGCAGACCATTGCCATCAAGCGCCAGAAGATGGCGATGGCGGTTGAAGCTCGTCGTAAGGGCATGACCATCGACGGTATCCAGAGCATCATCATGGGTGGCAATCCGGCGGCTGACACCGTGTCAGGCCAGCCGGGCGGTGCTGGCACCGTCCCGCCGCCTCCGGTCGAGAACGACCGCGTGAGGCTCCGTCAGGAAGCCGAAGCCGCCATAGCCCAGATCGACGCGTCGAACCTGCCCCCGGCTGTGAAGGAACAGCGGAAGGCGGCGATCACGGCACGTTTCAATCAGATGATCGGAGGCCAGTGATGGGCGCGTTTGATGATCTGCTGGCAGATGTCCCGAGGGTCGCCAACGGCGCGTTCTCGGACCTGACACAAGACGCTGATGCAGCGCCCGGCCTCGACCCAAACTCCATTCGGATGAACATGGGCTTCGGGCAGAGCTTTGACCTCCCCGTGCCGGAAGCCCTGCGCCCCGTGGGTGCGGCTGCGGTGTGGGCCGACAACAACGTGATGGCTCCGCTCGCGCGTGGCATCTCGTCTGTACCGGGCCTTGTGGCCGACGTTGCCGAATGGAGCAAAGACAAGCTGACCGGACAGACTTCTAACTTTGGTGAGGTCACTCAGGCGCTCCAGAGTGATCTGGGCATCGCCCCACGTCCATACGACGCCGGGTTTGGTACTGACGTTATGGAGGCCATCGGCGGCGGTATGGCTGGCGGCGCGCTCATGTCGAGCGGCGGCCTCATGCCAACTTTGGCACGGGAGGTGCCCTCTGCGGTCGCGTCTGTTTTGGGCCAGTATGCTGGCGGCGATATTGGTGAGTATGTTGGCGGCGATACCGGACGCGTGGTAGGCGAGGTCATCGGCTCCTTGGGTGGTGGCACTTTGCCCAACGCCGTTGAAGCCAGTGGCCGTTCTGGCACCCGTGGCCTCTTGGCAAAGCCGAATGGTCAGTCTGCTCAAGCCTACGACACACTGACACAGGCTGGCATAACGCCGAGGCCGGGCCTTGTCGGGAATAAACAGGCGTCCCGTCTCGAAAACTCCGCTGCCAACTTTCCGGTGGTCGGGGGCATTGTGCAGAACAGGCAGACACAAGCCTTCCAGCAGTTTCAGGACGCGCTCTATCAGTCCAGCGATCAGGTTGGGCCGCGCTACCGCCCCGGTGTGCAGGAAGCCATGCCGATTGACACGCTGGGTGGGCGCATGCGCTGGGCGGCGAACGAAGGCCGCGAAAACCTCGACCAATATTTCAAGCAGGGATACACGGATTTCTATAACTCAGTACCCGACACGACCCTTGTCGGCACCACGAACCTCGACGCGGAGCTTGCGCGTCAGGGCAACATCGCCCGAGGCGAAAGCCCCGGCACCATTGCCTCTACTTCCCAGTTCATGAATGAGCAGGTCAATCCGACGATTGTGGGCGGCCAAGGCCCGGCCACGCCCGGCACTTCTGCTACGGCGCTCCCCCAGCACCTACTTCCCGAGTTCAACGATGTGCGGCCAGATGTCGTGACACCGGGCTACCCGCTTCGGCAGGGCATCCCGATCCAGCGCCACGCCAAGGTCGCCACAGAAGCCTTCTACGACGGCAAGAACAATCCGAGGGCAGAAGGCGGTGCTATCAAGCAGGTTCGACAGGCCATGAAGGCCGACCAGCTTGACGCGCTGATGAACGACCCGGAAATGGTCGCTCGTTTTCCTGACCCCATGGATCGACAGGCGCAGGTCGAACGACTGCGGGTGCTCGACCGGGAGTATGCGCTCGCTGGGGCGAAGGACATCTCGCGCACAGGCGCAACTCCGCTGCCAATAGGTGGTAGGTATTACGTGGGTGGCGACAAGCCCGCGCTGGATCGTGTCAGCCCAGCAATGTCCAACCCGAGCGCCTACAACATGGGTTCCGAACCGGGGCACATGGCGGTGCTCCAGAGGACCGCGCCCCAGCATTATCCGAGTATCGCTGCCGAAGTTATCCGCAACGAGGCGCAGGGCGCGCAGCCTTACGGTGATGTGAACGTGTCGCCGCAGGTCTTCGCCACGTGGTGGAACAGCCTCTCGCCCAACGAGAAGATGATCTACACGAAC